TCTTTGGCGTGAGGTTTTAAATCTTGCACCTTGGATTGCCAATACAGATGGCACGATACTTTTAGAACTTTGCGAAAAGATGGAATTGAAAAAACAAATTCAGGATCAACTAAAGCCTGAACAATTTATACTCTTTACCGATAAAGGCTATGCTTACCAAAATCCTTTATTTGGAATGTTGAGTACAGTGCAAGGTGATATTGTTAAAAACTTATCTTTGCTTGGATTAACTCCAAGTGATAGATCAAAACTGGGGGTTGCTGAAGTGAAGGCTCGTGGAAAACTAGAGGAACTTCTCCAGCAAAAACAAAATGCAACAAATTAATTCCTGGCCCCCACGCTGGCTAACTTCAGTTTCAGAAACAGAAATAGCCAATGGTGATGGCCCGCTGTATAGTCAATTTGCAGAGGCTGTTTGTAGAGTTACTAAAGATTCAATCGCTGCCCCTGCTGGTGAGTTATTAGTTTTGCGTGATTGGCAAAAAGAACTTTTAAACCACGCACTAGCAAGAAAAGAAAACGGCAGATTCAAACACCGCACTGCATTAATCGGGATGGCCAGAAAGAATGGCAAGTCAGCACTCGCTGCTAGCGTTGGTTTAGCAGGCTTAACTCTTGGTGGCAATGGTTCTGAAATTTACTCTTGCGCAGCCGACAGAGATCAAGCCCGAATCGTATTTGGAACTGCAAAGCGGATGGTTGAGTTAGACCCTGAACTATCTACAATGTTTACTCTTTACAAAGATGCAATTGAGTTTAAAGATAAGAATTCAGTTTATAGAGTTCTCTCTGCTGAGGCTTATACAAAAGAAGGTTTAAACCCTTCGCCAATAATTATTTTTGATGAGGTTCACGCCCAGCCCAATAGAGAACTATGGGATGTAATGAGCCTTGCAGGTGGTGCTAGGCAAGATTCACTTCTCTTTGGCATCACTACCGCTGGAGTTAAAACTTCAACCAGTGGGCAAGATTCACTTTGCTACTCTCTCTACCAATACGGCCAGAGAATTGCTAAGGGTGAAAATGTTGATCCAAGTTTTTTCTTTGCTTGGTGGGAGCCGCAGAAACCAGAGGGTGATTATCGTGATCCGCAATTATGGCAAGAGGCTAATCCTGGTATTAGCGATATTGTTGATTTGGAGGATTTTGAATCGGCGGTATTACGAACTCCTGAAGCAGAATTTAGAACAAAGCGAATAAATTGTTTTGTTAGCACTCAAACTGCCTGGTTACCAACTGGCGCTTGGGAAGCAATCATAGATACAGAACGCCAAGATATTCCTGGTGAGGATGTAGTTCTAGCATTTGATGGAGCGTTCTCAAATGATTCAACTGCTTTAGTTGCTTGGTTCTTAGGTGGCGAGAAACCACATTTAAAAGTTGTTGGAATTTGGGAGAAGCCACACGATGCAGAGCAAGGTTGGTTTGTTCCAGTTGCTGAAGTTGAAAAAACAATAATTGATGTTTACCGAGATTCCAGATTCCAAGTTAGAGAAGTTGTATTCGATCCAGCAAGATGGCAACGAACCTTCATGGTGCTTGATGAGAACGGCTTACCAGTTGTTAGTTATCCAAACTCAGCGGAACGAATGGTGCCAGCAACACAAAAGTTTTACGAAGCCGTTGTTAATGGATCGTTTACTCACGATGGTGATGAACGCTTGGCCCGCCACATCACAAACTGCGTTACCAAACAATCCTCAAGAGGAGTAATGGTAGCCAAGGCTTCTAGCCGTCGAAAGGTCGATGCGGCTGTTGCCTCAATCTTTGGTTATGACCGAGCCACGCAGCCGCCCGAACCTAAAGCGCCTGTTAGTAAATACTTTTCTATTCAGGTTTAATCTAATTCATTATCGCATTTTGAATTAGGGCAATATAAACCTCTGGTAACACTGAAACGAATATCAGTTTTACATAGTGGGCATTTTAAAGTTTTCGCTGGCATCTATCACATCTCCAATCTGCATCTTTAAATGATGTTGCTGTCCAGAGCCAACAAGTTTCCATATTGCATTTTTCACACCAACTTAATTTACTGCTTTTCATTATTGATTCTCCCTGCTTCGCAAAGATCACCACTGCAATTATGGCACTGGCATCCTTTCTTTATTACTAAATGATTACAGCATTCCATTTGTACCTTCCTTGGTGATTAAGTATTTCCTAACCACTGCCTTAATTATACTTTTGACACTTTTTGCAATTACATAAATTGCAATTTATTACGCACAACAATTACATAGATTTAAAAGACACGCCACGATTTGACAAATGATTTCAACACTAAGGGGGAGTAATGAAAAAAATAAATCCTACTTTGTTAGTAGAAGTAGTTGGGGTTGCCTGCGTTGCAACAGGCTTAGCACTTATTTCAGTTCCAGCCGCATTAATCGTGGTTGGAAGTTTTTTAATATGGATTACAGAAAAGGCTAATTAATGAATTTATCAAGAGCGTTGCGCAGGGCTGGTGAAAAGCGATCAGGCAATCAATTTGTTGAACCACTAATCCCAGGCCGCCCTGCATACAGTTCACCAGCAGGAGTTGTAGTTTCATCTGAAACTGCGATCCGAATGAGTACTGTTTATGCCTGCGTTCGTTTGCTAGGCGATACAATTTCATCATTGCCAATGGGTGCCTATGTTCGCAGAGGCCGTAATCGAATTTCTTATGCCGCTGTTTATGGCGATGTTCCAGCCTGGGTTAATAAGCCAAATGCAGAATCAACTCGAATGGAATTCTTAGAGCAGGTTCTTGCTTCTTTAAACCTTCGTGGAAATGCTTACATACTTACAGTTCGTGATGATATGGGTGATGTTGTTGAACTTTATTGCATCAATCCTGAATCAGTAAGAATTGTTAGAAAAAGCCCTAACGAACCTTTAATTTATGAAGTAACTGTTAAGGAATACGATCCAGCGGGCGGAACTTATACTCAAGATTACAACCAGAAAGTAATGACCCTTACTCAAGATGAGTTATTACATATTCCACTATTTAAACTTCCTGGTTCATTCTATGGCTTAGGCCCAGTTGAAGCAGCAAGAATTACTATCGGCGCAGTTATGGCAGCCGATACTTATGCTGCATCTTATTTTGGAAATGCAGCAAACCCAGGCGGCATCATTGAAGTACCTGGTGAAATGACAGAGGAGCAAGCAACATCAATTGGCCGAGATTGGAATATCACTCACTCTGGCCCATATCGTGCAGGAAAGATTGGCGTGCTAACAGGTGGCGCACAATTTAAACCACTTGCACTAAATGCCCAGGACGCTCAACTCCTAGATACCAGACGCTTCGGTCTTGAGGAAATCGCCCGTTTGTTCCGAGTTCCGATTTCACTATTAGGCCATCCAGTTGCAGGTGCAATGAGTTTTGCCAGCGTTGAAGCGCAGAATCTTTCATTTGTACAACACTCACTTCGCCCATTGCTAGAAAGAATTGAGCAAGCGCTTTCATCATTACTACCTGAAAAAGATGGCTTTGTTAAATTTAATCTTGATGCGCTTCTGCGTGGAACAACCATTGAGCGCTACGATGCCTACACAAAAGGTTTGCGTGAAGGTTTCCTAAGCCTAAATGATGTTCGTGCAGTTGAGGATTTATCACCACTAGGTGAGGCTGGCGATCAATACAGAGTTCCTCTACAAAACATTGATGCAGCCGATGCTAAAGATGTTGGCGTAAAGTTAAGAACAGAAATTGTTACTGCACTTATTCAGGTTGGATTTGATCCAGCCGCAGTTAATGCAGCAATTGGTTTACCTAAGATGAAGCACACTGGAGTTCCAAGTAGCCAGTTGCAACAGGTCGCATCAATTGATCCAGCCGATCCAAGCGCAGTTTATGAGGTTAAGAGCCGACAAATGCGCAACGATAATCAACAAACAGTAGTTAATGTGCCAGAGCCAACTGTAAATGTGGCTGCACCTAATGTAACTGTTGAACCAGCGATGGTAATGCTTGAATCACCAGAGGTAAATGTTGCAGCGCCTAATGTAAATGTTGAAGCGCCTAATGTTCAGGTAACAAACAACATTGAACAAAAGCGAGTTCGCAAGAAAGTTAAGCGTGATAAAGAAGGCCGCATCGATGAAATTATCGAGGAGTTTATAGAGGGGAATGAGTAATGGCAACTGGATTAAGCAATTACTTAGCAAACAAATTCCTTGATGCAGTAGGAAATGCAACTGCTTATTCAGCAACCAATGTTTATGTAAAACTACATATTGGCGATCCAGGTTCAGCAGGAACCACAAATCCTGCTACCGAAACAACTCGCAAATTAGTTTCCTTTAGCGCAGCCTCTACTGGTGGGCTAACTTCAGATGCAGATGTATCTTGGACTAATATTGCAGGTTCAGAGGATGCTACATTTTTCACTATTTGGGATAATTTAACAGCAGGCAATTTCTTATTCTCAGGAACTGTTGCAGGAAATGCCTACACTGCTGGAGATACTTTCACGATCCCAAGTGGTTCATTAACAGTTTCACTAACTTTAGCGAGTTAGTAAATGGCTCAGTTTGTCTTAGATTCATCTGAGTTAGATGTTGATGTTCTAGGGCCGATTACCTTCGCAACAGCAACGGCAAATCTAGGTTCATTCACAGCCAGCGCTACTGCGGAAATAACAAATGTAGTTTCAGCCTCTGCCAATTTAGGTGGGCTAGTTGCTACTGCAACTATACCAAGTGATGAAGTGATCCCAGGTTCATCAGGTCAGCCTAATTACATTCAACCAAATTTCCCTGAAATTATTGAGCCTGTAAAAATAACAGTTTCAATAAAGACCGCAACTGCTAAAACAAAACTTGGCACGCTCTCCAGCAAATCAACATCTCGAATTGATTTCTCAATACTTGATGATGATGCCGAAGTTTTACTTCTAGTTTAGGAATTTATGCCATATTTAATATCTGATACGCAAAGTGATTGCCAAGATTGGGCAACTGTAAAAGAGGAATCTGATGGTTCCTATACAACTATTGGCTGCCACACTTCAAAGCAAGATGCAATAGATCAGATGGTTGCAGTTTCAATTGCTGAAGGAATAGAGCCAGGCGGAGAAGTAAACACCAGAGCAGTTGATTTAAGTGTTCCTTCATTTATTCAAGAAAACGCAAAGCGTGGCCTTAAGTATTACAGTGAAGGTTTTGGGGGCGATGGATTAGTTCCAGCCACCATCGCAGCAGCAAGAGATATGGCTGCTGGAAAAGTAACAGAACCAAAAGTAAGAAAGATGGCTCCCTGGTTTGCTCGCCATCAAGTTGATGGCAAAGCACCTTCAAACAGTAATCCATCCGATCCAGGTTATCCAGGAGCAGGCTTAGTTGCTTGGCTTCTTTGGGGTGGGGATAGCAATTTTTCAGATAGAGCGCAGAAATGGGCGCAACGCAAAATTGATGCTCTGAATGCAGAAGCAGAATCAAGGAGAGAAATGAAAAAGATTGAACGCCGCACTTATACAGTAAAAGATGTTCAAGCAAGATCAGCCGAGGATGGCACTATGCGCCTTGCTGGTTACGCTGCTGTATTTAATGAATCAAGTGTGCCACTACCATTTAAAGAATCAATTGCACCAGGAGCATTTCGCAAAACATTAACCGAAACTCCAGATGTGCGCCTACTTATCAATCACGAAGGTTTGCCATTAGCACGATCAAAGAATGGCACATTGAAATTAAATGAGGATGATCGTGGATTATATTTTGAAGCAGAGTTAGCAGATACCACTGAGGCCAGAGATATTTACAAACTGGTTGAGCGTGGCGATGTAGATCAAATGAGTTTTGGTTTTAGAGTTATCCGCCAAAAGTGGAGCGAGGATCGTAGCCGCCGAATACTAACTGAGGTTTCATTAGCCGATGGCGATGTATCAGTAGTTACCTATCCAGCCTATCCAACTACAACAGTTGAGGCTAGAGAGAAACTTAATAAGGCAATTGAGGCTGCAAAAGAAGGCAGAGAATTGAACATGTAATGAGAGAGGGAGTTTTAGGTATTCCTGATTCTACCTTTAGCATCACTGCTGAGGAAGGCGATCCAGCAGTTCTAATTAGAGTTTATAGAGAACTAAGGGATGGTTATGTAGCCACTGAAACTTTAGTTGGTCACAAAGCAAGTGAGTTACGCCCTATTGAACCACTTAAAGAACCATCAGATGAGGCAAGCCGCAAAATATCTTTGCGCCTAGCCCAAGCAATAATCAATAACACAAAATAAATTTCTGTTGTAAAAATACAGCAGATGAAGTCGGAGCGAACTGCGCACCCTTTATGCGCCGCACAGGTATCGCCACCACCTCA